GGCTTCTGAGATCCACAAACGGAACCATATCTTCTACAGCAATTACCCTGCGTCCCTTCGCCCTGAGCGTTGGGGACGCTCAAGGTCGTTTAAAGAGCCTGTGGAATTTAGGCGGGACATACCTGAAGAAGAGATCTTGCTATGGGAAAAGGGGGGAGTTAAGCCAGACTCTGGCTTGAACTCTACCATTTCTATCTTCACTGAACGTACACCGCTTGCAAGAACGGGTGCTACAATCCAGTACCTTCTTCTGTCTGAGTTTGCAAAGTACCGTAATCAAAGCACAATAATTAAAGAGATGTTTCCTACTGTTCGTAAGAACACCGGGGCTATTGTCATTGATACCACTGCTGAAAGCCGTGGGGATTCATACTCTCGTCTCTGGGAAGAGGCTGTTGCGGGCAGGTCTGAATTTGAACCTTTGTTTATTTCTTGGCTTGATGATGAGCAGCAGTGCTGGCAAGAGCCAACGCAGGAGAACTCAGATCTTTTTTATGATTGGTTGCAGTGCCATGCGAGAAAGGATTCGCATGGCCTTGAGCGCTACACTTCATTGTTGAATCTAGACGATGATGAGTTTGACCTTTTAACAAACCATATCGTGCCTCGATGGAACAAAGAGTCTGAAGCAGACAAGCTAGACCCTATGGGCTGGATTGAGTGGAGACGCTGGGCTATCCAAGATCGCTGCGATGGTAAGTCAGCTATATTCAAGAACCAGTACCCAACTCATTGGCGTGAAGCATTTATGTCTTCTACGCTTACCATTTTTGACATGAGTCAGGTTTCTACTCAGTCAGATAGGATGAAAGAAGAACAGCCTCCTATTCGCGGAGAGTTGATTACGCATACAGGCAGAAGGGCCTTGGAGCCAGACTCTGAAGCAATGATGGGGCAGGTCAACCGCGAGACTCATGCAGTCTCGCAGGGTATGTTTACTTTTGTCCCGGAAAGCTTTGGGCCGATTAAGATATACGAAGAGCCTATACCGGGAGAAGAATACATTGTTTCTTCAGACTATGCTGAAGGACAAAGCGCCCAGTGCGACTACAATGTTATCCATGTTTACAAACGTGGCGAGCAACTTACTCAGGTAGCGCATTTTAGGGAGAAGTGTTACCCGGAGGAGTCTGCATCTGAAGCAATTGCTTTGGGAGCTTACTACAATATGGCTTGGCAGATACCTGAAGTTAACTCTTGCGGTGCAGCAGCATTGGCTCTTTTTAGATCTTGTTACCCACTCCATAGAATCTTCCGAAGAAAGAACATGGACAACATACAGGGCGATTCTCCGACTAAGTATTTAGGTTGGAGAATGACTGGCCGTAGTAAATCAGAAGCTGTAAGCGCAGCTACTGCTTTTTTTAAGCAGGGGATGTGTATTGTTAAAAACCAAAATACACTAAGAGAGCTTGAAGTTTTTGTTAAGAAAAGTTCTAAAATGTTGCCGGAGGCTATGGATGGAACCGACCCAATTACTGGCGAGCGTTATCATGATGATGAAGTCACCTGCTTGGTCCTTGGAATCTATGCAAGCAGGCAGTTGCCCTACATGGGCACTGCCATGTATCAGCCTGTTGAAGAAAAAAAAGAATGCGAACACTTAGTGGTTGCTGGGAGTGTGTGCTTAAAGTGTCGAAAAACAATAGAAGCGGCACAACCTAAAGTCTTGACTTTTGATGATCTTAGGGCGACCGTTAAGGCAAATAGCAGAAGAAATAAAAGTTTAAATACAAATTCAATGTTAAACTTTTGGCTACAGAGGTAGTTATGATTCAGAATAATCAGTCAATGGGCGGGGCTTCTGGGTATACCAGCGAAGACATTAACAGTCTTGGTAAAAGACTTTATGATCTAATTATGTCTGGTGGGGTGGATGAAGAAATGGCCCAAGATCCCATGCAGCAGCCAATGGCTCCTCAAGGACTGCCATCTCCTCAAATGCGGCAATCTTCGCTGCCATCTCAAAGAATGACAGCGCCACCTCCTCGTCAGACTGGCAAGATGCCTATGTCAATGGCACCAAAAACAATCGGAGTTTTGCAGCAAGCACAAGCTAGATTTGGTGGTGGTCAGCAGATGTCACCACAATATATGCCACAACAGCAGGCATATTCTCCGCAGCCTCCGCAAATGTATCACAATCTTAGCTCATATAATGGCCAAGGATTTGCTCCGCAACAGCAAAACAATATGGCTTACATGACTACCCCAAGATTTTACTAGGAGCTAAAAATGGCCTACAATTATAACCTTGGTCAACAGTACAATATGCTGCAAGAACCAGAAGATACGATTGGCCAAGATATAGCAAAGCTTGCAGTTGGGTCAGCGTTCCAAGGACTTGGTGCTGGACTCAACGCAGGAATCCAGCAAGAGATGAGATACCAGCCTCAGGTACAGCCAGCAGCACCATCTACTGGGCAGAATGCGGCAGTAGGTGGAGCGTCTGGTGCTTTGTCTGGAGCAGCAACTGGCGCAGGTTTTGGTACAGCGTTTGGTGGGCCTCTTCTTGGCACTGCTGTTGGTGCTCTTGTTGGTGGACTTGGTGGAGCCTTGATGCCTCTTTTCTTTGAAGAAGATCAGCAGCAGGAGCCACCTCAACTGTCTCCAATGCTTGCTTTTAGAGCGCAGCAACAACCATTGCCAATGCCGGCTCAGCCTATGTATCCTCCTCAAGATCAATTTGCTCAAATGTACGGTGTCTCTAACCCATATGGATATAGAGTATAATGGCTAAAAATAACGAACAGGCTGTTCTTGATTACGTTAAAAAGTGCGTCAAAAGAAACAAAGACGCTCGTAAGCCATTGGAATATAGGTGGTATGAGAATGCTGCGTTTGCTGCTGGCTATACAAATGTTGAGTATGATCCCCGCACTCAGCGACCCATTAACATGGGCGGTGGGCAAACAAGCAATCCGCAGGTTATGGATAAGCTTAGAAAGTACCATGCTAAGCTTATTTCTCCGCGCATGATGCCTGAATGCGTCCCCGGTACTAACGACCGTGACGCAAGAAAGAAAGCGCTTGTTGCCAACAGCTTAATTCTTCATTTTTGGGAACGTAAAGAAACGGTTTACGCTAACCATGCTGCAATGATGAACATGATGGTGTTTGGCAATGGCATTTGGGCAACGCAATGGGATCTAAATTCTGGAGAAGTTGTCGAAGAGATCTCTTATTCAGACGGAAACCCAGAGTATTCAACGCTAGAAATCCCACAAACAGACGAAGAAGGGATGCCAAATCTTTTTGACGAACCATTTCGTCAAGAAGTGACTCTTAAAACCGTCTCATACCAGACCGGACTCCCTAGAATCCGGTCTGTGCATCCATTTAATTTCTTTCCAGACCCACATTGGAGGCATCTGACTGTAGATCAGTGCATGAATTACGCAGAAAGAAAGCTTATTCCTTACGATTTGATGGAAATTTACTTTCCTGAAGTTGATATGTCTAAGATTTCTAAGAGCTATGAGCCTGAAGATGCGTTTCTTTTTAGAGAAGTAGATCAAACTTTTGGACTTCGGGAGACTTATAGCGACGTAGCGCAACCAATGGTAGAAGTTTGGGACTTTTACCACGCCCCAATTAGCTCAAAGTCTCTTGGTATCAATTATAAGTCTGGTTTTAGGTGTATTTATACAGGAGATCAAGTAATCAAGCTTGTTGATGGCTTGCCATACAACGATTACCCGCACACAACCTACCGAGATCGCCAATTTACGGACAGAGGCTGGGGGCTTTGCGTTGTAGATGTCCTTCGTCAAGCCCAGAAGAGGCTTGACCTTGTAGAGCAAATTGAAATTCGGGCAGCAGAGCGTACTGCTGATCCACCTTTGCTAAAGCCACACGGTTCTAGCGACAACAACTTTCAGGGTCGCCCCGGTGAAATATACGAGTACGTTCCCTACGGTGAAGAGAAGCCCTCCTTTATGGTTCCTCCTCAGATTGCACCGCATCTCTACCAAATGAGGCAGGATGCGATGGCAGATCTGGAGTCCTTGAGCCTTACCGCTTCTCCTGTAGGTGGATCTGCTCCCGCTAGAGGTGACAGTGGAGCGTTTCTTGATCGACTATTGCAAGAAAACCAAATTGCAATGGCTCCTACAGTTCAAGAGATTGAAGCTTCGCAAGCTCATCAGGCGACCCATCTTGTACGACTTTGCCAAGACTACCTTCCAATTGGCTATACCTTTGCACTAATGGGGAGTGACCAGCAGGCAGCAGTATACGAGTACGATGGCACTCCATTCAACCTACTTCAGGTTAGGATGGTACCCGGATCTGCCGCTGTCTCGTATCCAAATCAAATACGAACAGCAATTATGCAACTTGCATCAAATGGTATGCTTCAGGAAAGCAATCCAAGAAATGATGCTATTGTAGAACTTTTGCTCGGCGCTCCTGTTGCTGCACGACTTACAGATGTTGAAGAGCCGGGAGACAAAGCCGTAGCAAACATAAACATTATCAGAATCAAATCCGGCCAAGAGCCTTTCTTTAGACCTTGGATGGACCATCAGAAACACATTGGCGTTTTATTGGAAGCAATGAGAGATCCAAAGTTCTTCTTGGAATACTCTCCTCAAGAACAGCAAAGACTTGAAGCGCTGCTTCAACAGCATCAATCTGCTATTGCTCCAAACCAAGCGCCAATGCCAATGCCTCCCGGCTCTCCAGAAGGAGCCGGAGGCGTACCAGACATTGCTGCCCTATTGGGCGGTGATCAAAAGGGAGCCGCTATGACTCCCGCAGTTGCTTCAGGGTTTACAGGTGAACTAGGCGTAAAGGGTAATGCGCCAAACTAACAGGGAAGGGTTATGAGTAAAACAGCAGAAGAAAGAATTGCAGAGTTGGAAAGCCGCATTGCTGAAATGGGGAAAGAAAACTCACAGCTACAAAATTATTACAACCAAGCATATCAGGCAATGGAAGATGCCCGCAAAAATGAATCTTATCTAAAGGGACAGCTAGAGTCTTACCAAAGGACTTCTCAACCTTACGAACAAGAATCATACGCAGACACAACTGAATCTTCTTCTATCCGTTCAATGCTAGAAAGAATTGTTTCAGACAAGCTTGAGCCACGTATGCAAATGGTTGAGAAGTACGCAACCGATGCACTTCAGCAAACTGCTGGTAGAGAGGTTGACCGTGCATTGAAATCATTCAAAGACAAACACCCAGAGTCTGCAAGGATTATGGACTTTGATCGTTTGATTATGTTGGATGCTGCCGATGAGGTTAAACGTCTACAGTCACTAAACCAACCTGTTGGCGATGTAAAAGAAATTGCATTGAAGATCGCTCAAGACAGGGTAACAAAGTTTAACAAACTAGAATCCGCTGTAGCAGAAGAGAACAGGCGTCGCCGTGAACAGGCGGAGCGTAAGGCAATGGTGCCTGATATGTTTGCTTCTGCTGGATTTGAGGAAATGCCCAAAGCTCCTGAAAGTACAAAGGAAGCTGGGGATCTCCTCGAAAGCTTGCTTAAAAGGCAGCGTAATTAAATTATAGGAGAATACAATGGCGTTTAGTAAAAACCCACAAAGTGCGTTTGGAGCGTTTAGTGAGCTGTTTCAGTACACTTACGCAGATGTGATTATCAAGCTTCTCGATAGCGTTGATGACGTTGAGAAGTGGATTGACTCCATTAACCAAGAAGATTGGAATGGTGGAGATTCCCAGTACTACCTCTACAAGACTTCTGAGGGTAGTGGTAGCCGTTTTGTATCTGGTGGGCCCGGTGCTGCTGCACCTGTTCTTCCCAAGTACAATCCTCCGGGATACACAGAATCAACTGTCAAGTTGTTCCCACACATGGACATTGTGGAGATTACTGGACCCAAGTTGATTCGTGCTCACGAACGTCCCGGCATGTACCGCCAGATCATGGAAGAGCTTGTATCTGACGCAAAGGATTCCCACCGTAACCGAGTCGGGCCTAAGTACTGGGATGGATCTGCTGGTGCAATTGGTGGAGCAAATGCAAATGCTGGTATTCTTTGCATTGTTCCCGGAACTGGGGCAGTAACATCTGGGAACCCAATTACGGTTAATCAGCGAGAATGTGCTACAGGTTATGCTGGCAACGCTAAATCATACATGAGTGCATATGCTGGTGCCCGATTCCTTCGTGTTGGTATGCAGGTTCAAGTTGGTACTGCTGCTGAGTTGACAGCTAATTCTGGCACAAGTGGTGTGATTACTGCGGTTGACCAAACAAACCAAACATTTGACCTTGATGTTGACTTGCCAGCAGGTGTAGCAAATCGCTTTGTTGTTGAAGGTGATGCTAACGGAAACGAGTACGGGAATGTAATCACAGGTCTTTATGACGCGATTAACGATACCGGGACATATCATGGTATTGACCGTTCATTGGCTCCCACTTGGCAGTCATTCATTGTCCGTAACAACAACACACTTCGTGACTTCAACCACTTCCGTATTACCAGCTTGCTGATGCGTATGGGAGAGTTGGGGCCAAAAGCTGTTGATGAAATGGATCCAGTGATCTTCTCACACAGTTCTTTGCTTCAGGTTTACCTGCAAGAGATTGATCCTGTATATATGCAGACTGACCTTAAGGCTCTTAAGGGACACACCACAATCGCTTACCAGTACGGTGCAAAGCAGATTCCTTGGGAAACAGCACGTTCTGCCCCAATGAACAGCTACACCATCATGGACCGAAGCTCGATGAAGCGGGTGAAGCTGGGAGATTACGGTTGGGATACCTCAACAGGTTCTATCTTCAAGCAGATTCCGGGTACCTTTGCTTTCCAAGCATATGCGTACAACGAGTTTGAGCTTGTGTGTGAAAACCCACGATGCCAAGGACGTGAAGAAGATATTCGGGTACCAACCGGGTTGATCTTTACCTAATACGGCAGGGGGGCCTAAGTGCCCCCCTCCTTCTATGGAGGAATTATGAGTTTTCAAAAAGGCCATCAAATTTCAAATGAATTGGCTGAAGTTATTGTGACAAGCGATTTGGTTGATACTACTTCTCTTGGGACAGGTGTTTATCCTTTTTCTCCCGCGGTTGCTGTTGCTGGGATTAACTACAGGGTTCTTGAAGTTGGTTACACTGTAATTGTTGCCGGAACCAATACCGCTGATGCTGCATTTGTAAAATTTGGTATTGATGGAACTAGCGATTCTTTTGTAAGAGATTGCGGTCTTCCCGCTAATCCTGCTGCAAAACTTACCGTTTCAACATCAGAAAATGCCTTAGCTGAATGCAAGTTTCAGCCTGCTAGTACTGGAAGCATTGATGCAGATGGAGTGCCCCAGCTTGAGTCAGGAGAAAGAATTCTTGTGACTGGAGGCGGGAATGTTACAGATGGACCAAAAGTAATTTTCTTTGCGCGACTTGCGCCAAACGTACAATACAAAGGATAAGGTGACATAAAATGGCAAACGATAGTATGCGAGGAGGACCCCGAGGGTCCAGTGATCAGGCAGCACTACTTCATCCGATTACAGTTCAACTTGCGGATTATGGCGGAGTAAACCCTGAGATTGATGAAAGCGGAACAACAAACGCTGACTTGCTTAGAGTGTGGGCACCGCTTGATGGAAAGTCTGCTGGGTACAAGGTAAAAAGAGTGTTTGTTGTTGTAAGTGAAACTTATGCTGCCGCAGGTACAAACCTTACAGTTGGCACTTACACCTACAACGTAGGTACAGGAAACTTTGATGCAGTTGATGCTGATGCTTTTGTAACAGCTGGCCAGCCAATTTCAAACGGCGTAAAAAATGGTGCATTGTTTGAGCTTACGCTTACCGGTGCAGGTGCTGGGCTAGACCCAACTTCTACAGATCCTGATAACTCAAACTACCTTGTTGGGGGTTCTAGCAACCAGCTTCTTGGTATAAAAGCTGTTGGTAGTAGCGGTGGAAACGGAAAGATTGTTTGCTATGCAGAGCTTCTTCCCGTTTCTGGATCTTACTACTCTGACTAAAGGTGACTATGCTTTCTGCTATGGAAAATAGAGATGATCTAATCCGCATGGAGATGGATTATTTTCGCAACATAGTCAGGAACGGGACTGCCGCTCCCCACATAGAGTGGGAGCGGCGGGCCAATTCCCTTGATGGGTTACTTCCTGATGAAGAGTTTTATCTTCGTTTTATTGAAAAGAATTTTGATGGACAGCCAATTAACAAATGGATTGTTTTTGGACAGAAGCCAAACAACCAGATGTATCGTGGCGAAAAGCCTATCTTTACCATTATGACTATTGAGCCACCGGGCCAAGCAGATTCGTTTGATACGCCTCGTGACGTCCACCTTGATGGATTGCGTATGCTTGTTCTAGACTGGCGAGAGGGGCGTCATGCGGCCCTCAAGAGAATGGAAGAAGAAAAAGAAAAGGCTAACGACGCAAAAGTAAAAGATGCTATCAATGAGGCTGAAGGTAGAGTAGATGAAGTCTTTTGGATTTGGAAAAGAGCAATGGGCGAAAGCCTAGACTTGCGGCTTGGACCAGATGGCAATGGACCTAATCATGGTAGCAAATACTTTGGTTCTGCGTTTGACAGAAACAAAACTGCATCCGGGATTATTCTATAATGAATGTAAGTGAAGCTCTCCGTCGATTGAATGGTTATTTGCAACGCCGTGGAACGGTGGATGGCTCAGGTGGTTGGACTAACCAATACCTGTTAGATCTACTTACAGATGCTAACAATGATATGTACCACAGGGTGGTAAACTACGGGCCTGAGATCTTTCAGACCACTAGCAGAATTACTTACGAGAAAGATCTAGATAGTATCAACCTAACATCAAAGCTTGGCGGAACGCCAATGGCTATCTGGTATCTTGGCAGTTTGCCTAAAGACGAAGACGTTGGCCCAAACAATATGCCATTGCAGATTCAAATGGCTAGAAGGACTGACCTTGACTCATCCTACTCAAACAATGGGTTTGGATCTTCTACGGGCTTCTCTGGAGCAGTTGCTGCTGGCAGTGGAGCAGAGTCTCCAGCAACAATTACACTTACTGACTTTAGTTTAGGCTTTGGTGGCCTCAGTGGTGTCTTCGCATACTTTCTCGGCAACAGCCTTTCAATGCGCCCAATTCCAAAAAAAGATCTAACTCTTTACCTTAGGTGGACACCTGATGAGCTTTCTCCATTAACAGATGACAGCGATGTTTTGCTAGGTGGATTCTTGCCACAGTTTCATCCAGCTATTGTTTACAAAGCTGCGATCTCCGCTAAGAGCGCAAAGGGAGAAAATACTCAACAGCTTGTAGGGCTTTATCAAGAGATTGTTGGACAGTATGACTCTAATCTAAAGATGGGCTGCCGCACCCGACAGCGGCAGCAGCCTAACCAGAGAAACACTATGCGTTGGGAGTACTAGATGAGATCCTCTTCTCCTCCTATAGCAATTTATGCAACGCCACTAAAAGGCATGGATGCGAGAGAGGTTAGGCCGCAAGATGCGCCTAACCTTTTGTACAATATTGATCTTTCTAACAGAGCTTATTATCAAGAAAGACCAAGGGTAAGACCTGTATTCGATCTCAATGATATACCGGGAATAACAAGGCCCTTTGTTCTTGGAATGCACACTACGCGAGTAGACGGTAATCTTTACATTATTGTTGTTTACTCAGATGACACAGACAAGAATGTAAACATATCTATATTCAATTCTTTTGGCGAACAGATTGACGCAAATGGATTTCCATCTGCTTTGCGTGGTGAACCTTTAAACAAAAGGTATAGATACTCTTTTGTTAATGCTGGACGCTTTGTCTATTTCTGCAATGGATACGGCTTGTTTTGGCAGCTTGAGGTCAAAGGGTCCTACAATATAAATAAGCAAAGCATTGAGCTTGAAGCTGGAGCAAGACCAGAAGTTTACTCATACATTGAAGATGATTTGTCTCCATCATCATTAACTTACTTCTTCCAGCAGCTTGTGATTTCTGGCTTCAGAAAGTCTAAACAAGTTTCATTGACGAAAGTTTCAGATCCCCCAAAGAAAGATAAGCCTTGGCCTCCGAAAGAAACACTGAGTGCTCAAAGAGACAAGTTCAATGTTGATACTGGTTGTATTTTTGTTGCTGAGCCGGGTCTTTGGAGAAGTTATCCAATTGAAGACCCCGGTGGTTTTTACTGGATCTACAACGAAGATGTGACTGCTACTGCTGGGATTGGTACAAACCTAATTGTATTTGGAAGAGATAGTGTAAGAGTTATTATTGGCCACGGCGGAGCATCCCCAAGAGTCACATGGCTTGCTGATGTTTCTTTGGTCGGCCCACAAGCAATGGCTTATTATGATAACTTTTTATTTTTTGTGGCTCTTGATGGTTGCTACATTACCAATGGTCAAACGGTCCAGAAAGTTTCCCATGAAATGGATCCACTTTGGTTTGGCACAGATGTACCCCAGATAACGAGATATACTCAGTTAAGAATCAAAGACACTGTATACCCATACCATGTTAACCGTTTTGGCTTATCCGTTGCTTTCTGTATTAACGATACCGACAGAAAGCAAGTAATGATTGGACTCCCCGCCAATGGATCTGCCGTGTGCAACATGGTGTGGGTATACAACTACTCTGACATTACAGAAAGAGTTTCAAGCCAAGGGAAATGGTCAATCTGGGGTGGAGAACTAGAGCCTAAATACGGTGGTGCAGGAACAAGCCTGACTCCGGGCGTTGCGTTTCCAAACGCAGACGCCCCAAGCCCAACGATTCAAAACTCCCCATCATACCTTTATCATTGGACCTGCGGAGCAGTAGACAATAACGAAGGAAAACAGCGTTTGTTTTTTGGTACAAGCCGGGGAATGGTGCTTGAGTTTGGATCCTCTCCCCATGATTACTCAACGCTTCCAACATACACTCGTGCAGGAGTTCAAACAAGCTCGGGGACCATTGTTCGGTCCCCGATTGTAATTGGGCTTGGTCTTGTTGGCAGAGTAGATTCTGATGGAAGAATTATTTGTACAGATGTTGCTGTTAGAAGAAAACAGCTCTCAACAAATTACGCAGACGGTAGACTCCCAACATCAGACCCAGCAAAGCTTATTGCAATTGTTAGATCTGAAGGGGAGGGTTTAAGATACTTTGACGTAGATGAAACAGACGTTGAATTTTCAGACACAATTGTAAACAGCCAGGAAGGAGTTAGCGCTAACTCCAACTCCTTCCTAAAGACACTGACTCTAGGAGCCTCTCCTACAGGCTCTAACGCTCCTTTGATGCAGTCCGAGTACATTGAGGCATATGCTCGTGTAAACACGCCTGACGACGAAGGCAGGGCTGCTTATGTTGATCTATACTGTTTACCTACAGATGAGCCAGCCAGAATAAAAATTTCTGAGATTAGAGTCCACGGAAGCATAAAAGGTGGTTCACAAAGGGAACAGTCTTAAATATAGTTTTAAAAAAAGGAACAAGACATGGCGTACATTACTATTCCCGGAGATTCAGATGGCGACTTGCACGATGCAGCGATGCACAACAGCAAGTTTGGCGCTATTGCTAGTGTACTGAATGGAAACATTGATCTTGAGAATCTGGCAAACCCGAATAATTTTGGGGCATTCCATTTTCATGGCACAGGCATTTCTTCTGGTGCTGAGCTTTATGAAATACCATCTGCCACAAGTGGTTCTTTTTCAGCCCTAACTGGAAACAATGCCTCCGGTTCCTACAACAGTTTGAAATCTTCGTATATCAAAACTGACTTTGCTTTTAATATTCAGAGTGTAAGACTGCTTGGAGCTTCTGGGCCAACACTTGGCGGGGATTGGACAATTTATTTTCAGGTAGGCTCAACCCTTGGCGGCGCGTTTACAACGTATAGCTCTAAGACATTTACGTTTAATTCAGCTTCCCTTACTGCTCTCGAACAAGAGTTTACTACTGTTTTTACTGGGGTTGCCGCAAATAGCTATCTTAGAGTTGTAGTGTACAACGGAACTGGCGGGGCCGCTTTTCCCCCTCCGTTTACTCTTCTTGTTACATACAAGACTGAACACACATCATAGGTGAATCATGGCCATTGACTACAATGCAGGAAAGACAAATCAGGGCCCTAGCAATTCAACGGGCATGATTCAGACCCCCGGGACACAACTTGCAGGAATGCAGAATGTTGGGGCGTCTCCTAATATCAACCCAAATATGCCAGCCGCTCCACAGATTCAAAAACAAATGAAGAGCGGTTATCAACAGGGTCTTATGAAGCAGCAGGCTCCAAGACCTGCTGCGCCTGTTCAACGGCCACAACAGAGACAGCAGTTTGTTCCTACGCCAACTGTTACAAGAACGCAGATGGACCAAGGTCGTGGGTACAATATATTTTCTGGGATGGATGCAAACCAGATTAACAATATGAACCAATCAATGGGGCTGTCTAACATGACTTCATTGCCGTCACTTGTGCCACCACAAGAATCAGGCGCTGGCTTTGGCCTTGCGCCTCCGGGCAGGCCAATGAGTACGCAGCTTATGTCTGGCACTGGGGGTGGCTATAACTATGGTGTTCCGGGTGCTGGCGGTAGCGTTTTTGTGGATCCAAACACGGGAGAAATTACATCAACTGCTTTTGGTGTGACAACAAGTGGTGGAAACATAGAAGATTACAAAGGCAATTCAAATTTGCCAGAAGGAGTACAGGCCTATCTGGAGTCAGAAAAACAAAAGTACCTTGACTCCAAACAACAAGAAGATGTTCAGGTTGACGAAAACGGCCAGCCTCTTCCCACAGAAGAAGAGATTTATACCAGCGCTTGGTATGATGATATTCTTGGCAACCAACAAGGCTACGACCAAGAAAAAAAACAAGCTGCAATAAGCCAGTATGAAGAAAATTATAATCAAGCAAAAGCAACGCTTGATGAAAAGACTGCGTTTGGTCTTCAAAATGCTTTGGCTGGAATTGATAGGCAAATGGCCATGATGGGCACCTTTGGATCAGGTGCCCATATGATGAACATGAACAATGCTATGGCTCAGGTTCTGGCAAGCATGGCTGACCAGTATGCTCAGATTGAAGCCAATTATGCTGATAACATTTTTGCTTTTGAGAAGGCAGATCTCCAGCAAGTTGAAACTGATATTGCATTGAAGTTTGGGCAAAAACTCCAAATTGCAGATAGGCTTAAAGAAATTGGAGGGATGACTGACTTCGTTGAAAAAACAAATCTTACGAATGGACTTGTTGCTGATGTTTCAAATGAAGTTGCTGCCTTCGGAGAAGCTGTTGGTCTTGGAGAATGGGCAACAAATATTCTTAAGCCACTAGAAAATTACTTCCAAGATCTGTTTATGAGCGCTGAAACTCCAGAACAAATCCAAGCTATTAAGCAACAGTTTGACGAGGAAATTGTTGGGTTGTTTACCATCATGAAATACTACAACCAGAACAATAACAAAGGCGGTGCTCTTGAGGGACAGATGCAATGGAACCCCGAGACAGGCTCATATGTAAGTGCAAAATCTTACTACCAAAGTAAGGTTAATGATATGATTAAGGAATGGTTTGGTTCTCTTGGAGCTGATCTTGAATACTCCTACGACCAGTACGGAATTACACTTTAAGAGGAATTATGGCTTTTGATCCTAAAACAAACCTTGCGTATAGACAGCAAAGGCTTCAGGAAAAACAGGTTGAGCTTGCAAATGACCCGGGCCTTGTCTTCTTAAAGGCAATGGCCCAGTCTGCACCACAAGCAACATTCAGCGCGCTTGGGCAGATGGGCGTTAATACTCTTGGGTATTACGCCCTTGGTGGCAAAGAAGATATGCAAACGCGCCAAAAAACAGCCGAGACAGCTCGTATGGCAGAAAACAGAGCAAAGATTCAACAAGATATTGATGTTGGTCTTAAGGTACCGGAATTACGAGAAATCGCTTTTGGAAACCTTTTCGGTCAACGCAGTCTTTCTAGCCAAGCTCCTAAGTTAGATAGTCCTTCTGCCCAAAGCCCTAAATCAACAACCACTAAAACTGGTGATTATTTCCTTGATCAAGAGCTTGGTAGACTTCCTAGATTCTACACATCAGATGAAGTTAAAGATGCAAATACCCGTGCTACTGAAAAAAGAAACGAATCCGTCAAGGAGATGAATGAATTTGTTAAAGAAGCAACTGATGGCCTTTCTGAGCGATTCCTAGAGTATGGTGCTGCTGCTAGCCCAACGGACGTAAAAAACGCACTAAACAAACTAGAAGGTCTTGTTGCTAACCTTACAGAACTGTATGGGGAAAAACACCCAACAGAACTGAGAATGGCTCTCGATGTAATAGACTCAGCTATAATTAATTCTGGCGTAAATGAGGAAGGAATAGCGGCGCTCAAAGCCGCCGCAAGAAGAGGCAAGGCAGGTCAAATTGCATCAAATCAAATGGACGCTTTGGGTTGGGCAAAGGTAAAAGAAAACCGCGTCAAAGATGTTATCCGGCAACAAACAGAACTGGATAAACAAGCAGCCGGACTTGCGGCAAAACGAAAAGCCCTCATTGACGCTAACATTTTGAATGCAGATGGTTCACCAAAAGAAGGTCTAGCACAACAATATAAAGATAAGTCAGATTTGTTTTTCAAGGAACTAGAGGACCATGCAAACAATCAAGAAAGTTTGGTTAGTAGTTTAGGCAAGCTTGGACTTAAAAATAGTTTTACAGTAAGCCCAAATGAACTTGGCGTCCGAAGGGTTATGGTTTTAAGAGAAGGGGAAGGAGGCCAAGCTTCTGACATTAGGAAGGATCTTACTTCTAGAGATCTGCTTTCAACGGGAGGTTACCCCGGTGCTGTTGCTGTAATGATTGACAATCTTTCTGACGACAACGCTCTTAGCTTCATCAAGAGTGTCATCGGAGAAGAGAAAGCCAAACAACTCGGGTCACCTGAATCATCTAATTTAGGTGAGACAGCTAAAAATGCTCTAAAAAGTTATTTAACAGATCCTAAAAATAGCACATCAAAAGACTTCCAAAACCTTTTGGGGAAAATCCAAGATGCTACTTCAGAAAATTCAGCAGAAATACTTGGTGTTAGTATTCCAAAGGGACCAAGTGTTTCCAATGATAAAATTCGCGATTATTTAAACAACAAAGACAAAGTAGATGCTTTGGTAAGCCGCATTGCAGAAGAAAACAATGTAAGCAGAGAGCAAGCTGAAGCTGTGCTTTTTGCAAGCGATCAATCTCTAAGATCTCTTGTCGCTCAAGATATTTACCAAAAAGGTACTCCTGTTGGAAAGTCTAAGAAAGAAAGAACAGCTCAAGCAGAAGAAGCTGTAGCTGCCTTTAGAGATTCAGCAAAAGGGGCTTTGCCTCAAGCAAGAATAAATGATTTGGTCGGCCAAGGTATGGCTAAAGAGATTGCTGGTAAAGTTATAAACAATCAGACTCTTAGCCCAAGTGAAGCTGCTCATGTGTTAGAATTGTATAAAAAACTTCCAGTAGATAGCCCTATCGTCCAATTTGGAACGGTTGAAAGTGACTTTGTTAAAGAGTTTGGATCTTTTGTTGGTGATCTTATTACAGATCCAAGTGAACGTCTTAAGTTTAAAAACTCAACCCCTGAACAAAGAAACAGTATTGTAACTAAAAAACTAGTTGAAAAATAAGATAATTAAAATAAATGGCAGAAAAAAACCAAGATAATTCTTTTAGCAGTTGGCTTAGCAATTCAGGGATTCTTTCTGGAGACGCGCCAACATCTTCAACAACAACAGTTGCCAATGAAGAGCTACCCATAGAAACACCAGAACAAAATGACAATTCATTTTCATCTTGGCTTGACTCTAGTGGATTGTTGTTACAGCAGGCGGCCTCTCCAGAGGAGCCGCCTGCACCATTAGATCTAGGAGAATACGGGTACACAGAAACGCCAGAAGGGTACCAATACACTGGCTACGGAAGCACGGTCGCATCTACCCCTGTAGAGCCTTTGCAGACACCACCCATTGGTGACGTAAGCATTGACCCTCTTGAAGCAGATGCAATGCTTGATGCTCCTGTTGGGCAAACCAAATTTGTTGTTCAAGACGAGAAAGTAACACCTTCTCAACCAAAAGAAACATCTTCCTCTTACCTTCGTAATGAACTTCTTTTGGCGATCCAGTATGCCAAGGGGCAAGACAAACAAAGACTTATAGACCTATATGTCCAATCGTTGGCTGACGAAGCTTTTTACCCAAATGACTCTAGACCTTACCGTGAAAAGTTTGAGTTAAACAAAAAAACAAACAGAGAAGGAACAAGAAGTGTTAGCGTCCAAGGAATCGGAGAAGAGGTTTTAGAACAGGCTGGAATTGGAGACTACGGGTTTGAAAGTACATACTATGTTTCTCCAAAAGAGTATGTTGATCAAGCATTCTTGCTTGAAACAAAAGACCTAGACAACTTATTAAAACAGGAAATTAGGGAAAACCTAAATATCAGATATGACATATCAAAACAGTTTAAACCTGAAGATCTGTTAAGAGATGCGTCAAAGTCAAACGATGTAATCGTTAATGCTCTTTCCGATGTTGCTGGTATTGTTTTGGCTCCTGTTGCTATTGCCGGAAGTCTTGCTTACACAACTGCTGGAAGCACTGGCTTTGGAGTCCCAAGGCAAACAACTCTTGCTGGCGAACAAATCTCAAAAGAAGACAATGCTGCTAAAACAATTAGGTTAACCAGTGATCTGAGTAATTATAGGCCATCATCATCAGAAGAGCCGTTTGAAACAGGCGCAAACATTCTTGCATACTTTGAAGACCCTTCTACGCTTTCTGGGGCCTCAACCGTCCAATCTTTTGAAGAGCTTTCTTTGAGAGGCCAAAGATCAGACGATCTTTATGAAGGCTCAAAATATACCGCTGGGGAGCTTCCATCATATATTAAAGGCTTAAGAGATAACAAAGAAAGCATAAAGAAAGGAATTGTAAAACTACTGTACGGTGGAAAAGAACCAGCGTTTATAACCCCTGAACAAGAAATGCAAATTAAAAAGCGTGTAGAACGCGCAATTAATCTTGCGTTTGCAAGGCCGGGGAGTGATGTCTTTACTGACTTTGATGAAAAAATCCAAAAAGAAGTCATAGAGCCAATTCTAAACAAATACGGAAAGCCAGTTGGAGAATCTCTTTCCAATGAAATATCTGATGCAATAGAGTATCAAAACTTTCTTGAATCAAAGAAAGAAGAAGGTCGAGATCCAAGGTTAAAAGGATTAACTGGCGAACAAGCTTTTGGGAAAAACTTTTCCCGAATGCGTAGCAATTGGGAAAAAGTAACTGGCGGCAAAGAAGTTTCTGGGGATAGCTTTAAGAGACTGTCTAAAGATTACTATGACAAAAAAGTTTTTGATTCAAATCTAAATGCAGCAAAAGCTGGAGCATTTGGAAATGTTTGGTCTAAGAATGGCGCTACAGCCACAGCCGCAGCTACTTCAATATCAATCTTTTCAAACAAAAATACGCCTGAATTTAGAAACGCAACAGAAGAATACATTTCAAATCTTTCTGAAGCAATTTCTTTAGATGTTATCGTTGAAGATATGCTTGATAGCGTCAGAATAGTCTTTGATCAGTCTGAAGAAGGCATAGAAAGGTTTACTAAAAAATGGACACAGCACCCTGTTTACTCAGCTCTTGACGCTGCTTTGTTTACTAGCATTGTTGGAAAAACAGCAACGCTAGGTACGACATCAGCAAGAGGTATCCGCAATGCCTTAGCAGCGGCAGCCACTGAAGCTGCCGCTGGGAATGAAGTAAAACTTTTTTCTCTTATTCGAAAAGAAGTAGCAAAAGAGATAAAAAGAATAGAAGCAATTAAAATGATTCCGGAAGAAACGCCTGTGACTTCTGCTGATATTCATACATCTGACGCTCCAGTAACGGCGATTAAAAAAGACCAAACACAGGCAACCATTGTATATAATGAAAAAGAAGCATTTAAGCTAAGAGAACAGGCTAAAAAAGTATCTAGCACAGAAGAGGCGTCTACCCTAGAGAAACAAGCAAAGGCTCACGAAGAGTATGCCTCAGTCGCAAGAAAAGAATATGATGAAGGGTACACAACAAAAGATGGGATGGTTCTTCGTTTTGCAGATGAGCCATCTGGACCAACACCTCCAGCAACTGTATCTAAAGAAGCAAAAAGAATATCTGAGTGGGAGTCAAAGCGGGACAAGTCAATACCTTTGGAAGAAGTTAGCGGTCTTAAATCTGGCAACAATAAAACGTTTGTTCCAGTCAGAGCAGACACTAAAAACAATAAGGTGCTTATTGATGAGGGGAAAGTAAGGGAAACTTTTGAAAACAAAGCATGGTCAAACGGCGGTGTCCCCGGCGTAACCAAGATGAAAGAGAATGCTTTTTCTACTTTGAATGAGTGGAGAAACTTCTTGATAGAAAAAGAAAGAAATAAATTCTTAGATAAAAGCATTCCAAAAGGAAAACCTTTAACACCTAATCAATCTAACAAAGTAGCATATAGAAACAGAAAGACTCAGTATGACATAGAATCTGAAAAAGCCTTAAGAAACCTTAATGAGCTTTATCGTTCAAATCCAGAGCAAAAAGCCGAAGACATGGCAACTTACGGGAAGCGGCTTGATGAGCTGGGCAAAGCTTACAATTTTGACCCATACGAAAACGCATACTTTACTGCAAACCTTTTGATGGAGAAGGGCGTTACAGACCCCAGAATATATTCTGTTCTTGTTACAAATGCTCGAAGTGATATGCCTAAGACAAGTGCTCAGATCTTAGACTTTATGTCCAGAGCAAAAAGATTTTCTTGGGAAAATTCAAAAACAACAAGGTCAAAAGCAATTGAAGAAATTCTCAAAGATGCCCCTGAAACAATCCTGTCTGAAACAACAAAGAAAAGTCCTGCCTTTGTCACAGACAGGCAGGACTCAATTGTTATTGCTGAATACCTAGCATCAAGTGGTTCTTCTGATGTTGGCGCATATGCTGGCCTTAATATTACAGATGCAGAGCTTGAGAAGTTTGCTGCCAGAGGAAGGAATGTACGCGATCAAAAGGTAGCCCTTTCTAGAAAGCAATCATCAAATCAAATGGAGCACGTTGTTGACCATGATGGAACATGGGTTGGGTTTAAAAACTCTACGGTTGTTCCTTCTTCTGCAAAATTTAGCAACTTCTATGAATACTCCAGCGCAGGACAGCCGATCATAAGAACCCTCGGGAAAGGCATATTTGGTAATAGGCCAATGCGTCTTTTCGATAGGGCAAAAGATTCCAAAGTAAAAAGCGATAAGTTTTACTATACAGCGCTAGGTGCGTTTGAGTTTATGAATGCCCCATTTGCTGCTGTGAACATCCCGAATTGGTACCGTGAAGGCGTTGCTGAAGCAATGCGGTACCATTACGCTACGGGAAAGGAAGACACGCGTCTAGGACTGCTTTTGCAGTCTTTGGTTAAGCCATCCCTTGAGGTTGGAGATTCGTATAGAATTACTAGAGAAATAGCTCATCAATCAAATCTCTCCAAAAGAGAGCTTGCAAAAGTCCTTGATGAGTTGCCTGAGTTTTCAAAAGATTTTGTTGTTGCAGAAGAAGAAATTATAGAGGCTTTTGGAAGAGGCGCAGAACAAGGATACAAAAACGTAACCATTCCAAAGTCTGACCTTGATAAAACATTTGTTAACATACACTCAAGCATGGATGTGCCGCTTTTAGACGGCACAGTTCCGTCACAGCTAATGGGTATTGAGATAGATGCAACTCAATTCTTGAAATCAGAAATAGACAAGCTGACTAGAATGCTTGATAAACTTCCTGATGACCCCAGATTTCTTAAAAGAAAAACAGAACTTTTAGAAGAGCTTGATAAAAGAAGATTTCAACTTACGTCAGAAGAGAAAACATATCTTCCAATAGAAGAAGTTTTTGAAGACACAAAGTATATCTCTAACAAAGAGCAATACGAAGGGGTTGGAGACTTTAGGTTTTATCCAAAGATTCCTGTCTCTGAAATGACAGATTACCAGAAAGCTGTTTTTGCTATTGCTCAGAATCACATTAGACCTGCGCAGGAAAAACTCTTTAACCTTATTGCTCAACTTCTAACAGGACAGGACTCTCGGCGTATCCTTCTTGAAGGATCACCTGCACCCAAAAAGATTGTTGTGAAAGTCACAGAATCTAGTGTTGGTCAGAAGTACACTGTTCATAAAGACTTTAGTGGAGACAAGTTAGGCGCAGCAAAAGCAGAAGCCTTAATGCTTGAGCTAAACAATGCTGAAGCGCGGCTCTCTCGGGAAGCCGCGGAGAAAGAATTAGAGGCTCTAAGGAAATCTGGCGCGACTGAAAATGAAATACGCGCAGCAGAAGAGATCGTTCAATCAAATGAAAATGTTTTGCTTGCCAGCGGAAACACAAAATTCATAGTTCTTAATGACGATGGGCTTGCAGCAAGACTACAGTACGGAAAGGATTATATTCCTCCTCCAACCACTGCACCTCAAATAACATTTGAGCCGGGTAGCTTTCTTGAGAGAACTATTGGGTACTTCTCAACATACCAAACAAACGAGGGCATCCTTAGAGTAATTAAAGCTAATCTCGAAGAGATGAGACTAAATAATCTTACTGGCCCTGAGCTTGCTGAAAAGCAGCAGCTTCTCCAAAGAAAGCTGCTGTACCTTGTCCCTGATGGAAAAGAGCGTCTTGCTAAGCATGGTAACGATATTACCAAGGTTTGGGATGAGGTCATGAATATGTCTGATGCTGAGTCTCAACGTCTCTTCTCTAGGGTTATATCACCAGAAGAAAGATTCTTTCACAAGAATGCTTCAGCAGACAGCCTTACACCAAGGGAAAGACTTGAAGCTCACGCTAACTACAAATTCTCAATTTACAAAACATACGAAACTATACAGCAAGCAATAGACATTAACAGAACGTGGAACTTCTTGAGAAACTCCGGGCAACTTATAACTGACTCAGAGTTAAAAGCATTAAAAGTGTCTCGTCCTGATGTTGCGCGAAGCTTTATGCCTGTTGGAAATGTAAGACCAAGAACACCTTCAACAATATCCAGAGGAGTGTTTAAGCCAAAAGGAGCTAGTCTTAACGAAAGCTCCCCTGTTGTTGAAGCTGCAACCGCTCCAATGTTTGGATCAACAATGGATGGTTTCCATATTAGCAAACCAATGGGCAGCTTTCTTTCAAAACAAGCTGGGCTTTCTTTGCTCTCAAATGAGTTCATGCAACAAGGACTTCAGTTGTTTAAGCTTGCAAAAATAATTGATCCGGTTGGTGGTGCTTATACAAGAAATGCAATTAGCTCTATTACGTTTCATGGGTATGGGGCTGGCCCTGTTATTTCAAAGCCAAAATACATTCTTCAGTTTATGGATGACATAAAAAGAATGGAGAAGGGAGAGCAGCCATTAAATCCAAGAGTAGAAAGTATTGTAAATGCTGGTATTGAGCTTTCTACAAGAAGAGTTGAGTTTAATATTGCTGCCGGCCATGATGCTTTTTCTGATCTTCTTTACAAATACTTCAAGAAAAACAATAGAATCATGGAGGAAATCGATTCTCTTACTGCTGACTCTCTTGGTGATATTCAAAGAATTGCAAGTGCTTTGAATCTGGAAGGGTTTGATGACGAGCTTAATGCGTTTCTGCGAACAATGAAAACGGAAACAGACCCAAGGGCTGTTCCGTCCTATACTCTTTCTGATCCAACAGGATTTGAGCAGTTAGGTGGAGCTTTATCTAAATTTAGAGAAGGTTCTTTTAATAGACTTCTTAAAGGTTATTCTTATGTAGATGAAAAGCTTAAAGGTGGCTACATATTGCAGCTTATGGAAGAGTACAACCTTTCTGTAAGACATGCTACGTCAATCGCAGAAGACGTTTTTGTGGATTACTTTGATGTTTCTAGTTTTTTAAATACATTCAGGTATCAGTTAAGTGGTGGTGTGCTGGGTATGCCTTTTGTTGGATATACTGCAAACGGTATGAATCTTTATGCAAGAATGTTAACTCAAAATACAAAAAGATCTTACCTTGGTAGTCTTCTTGCTAGAGCAAATGACACTACACTTGAAGCCATGTTAGATCTTGAGATGACTGCTCAAGAATACAGGTCTATATTTAGAGATCCTACACTGCTTTTGTTTCCATATGAGGGTGTTGATCAAGCCAAACCAAACGAGTACGGAGGACAATCGCTTCCATTGGAAGGCAAAGTGTCTGGAGTTTTTACTGGTTCTGCGACTTCTCTTGTCCCATCGGCAATTGATTTAAAACAAGTTGCAAGAACAACACGCCCACTTGGAGAAGGAAAAGAAGCTGACGCTTGGAGCATCCTTGAAGGATTCTCAAAAACAATTGGTGGTCCACTTAAATCAATTATGACTTCATTTAATGTATACAATACTCAAAAAATGAGGGACCAACAAAACCAAGCTATTTCAAAAAATCTTGAAAAGTTAGCCTTAAAGTATGGAGAAGACAGTAGAGAGTACACTAGAACAGTAAAGCTCTTGAGAGATTGGATGAGAAAAGAGTCTCAAACAAGTGGAATTGGGCAGCTAGGAGATGAAATTGTAAAAATGGTAACACCAACATTTTTTACAAGCTCTGTTAATCTTAAGGGTGCTGTCACCGGAGAAGGGTCATCTGGTCCACTTGCAAGACCTCTTCTTGGTTTTAATATTGCTCCATCATCAATAAGAAGCTTGGTTACATCTTCTTTGATTGATACAGAAACGGCTTCAGATCTAAAGGCTCAAACAACAGCAGCAATCAATGTAGCTGAGATTGCTAAGGCTCAAGGCATTGATGAAAAAACTTATAAAGAATTCATTGATGTTGCAGCTAAAGCAAGAATCACGTCAGACAAACTTCGGGAATCGACAAAAGAAGATTCCGGTTCTTTAAAGGTAATTGCTGCAAGAGAGCTTGATATGATAATTAACAATATATTTTTAGAACATATTATGGGAAATTTGACTGAAGAAGAATTTATCCTACTTATGGAAAAAGCAAACGAATAGGAGTTACAAATGGCACACACAGATATGAACTACTCATTGCCCAAATACTCACACACAGGCAGCCGTGATGCGCTGCCTGCTGGGTCAAAAGCATCTAGCACAAAGCTTACAACAGGTGCTGCTGGTAAAGATAAGAAGACTGCTCCCACCACAGGTGGCGATGGCAAATACCCGGGGGCATAACCAATGGGAATTAGTAATCATCATAGAGCATTAGTCTCTAATCTTGGTGAAGGTAACTGGGGTGTTGGAAGCAACACTGATAACCAGATTACTGGAAGTGCTGAGAAAGTTTATTTCCCTATTGGGACAAACAAAAACACTGCACCTCTTCCTGGTGATGGCAATGCTGGGCCGATGTCTTCTTTCGACCTTTCTGGATGGGGCACAAAATCTAACTGGATTGTTCAGGTAAATGTCACTGACAAAGGAACCCCACCAGCTGGGGCTGCGGTGGCTATTACTGTAAAAGCGTATAGGCCCACAGGAATCTCAGAAACTGTTCTTGAAATAACGGGTGCTGGTGGTGACTTAGGGGGAGCTGCTCCTTTATCCTTTACATATGGAGGTCATGAAAATGAAAAGATTTGCGGACCAGTTTCTTTCTTTGAGTTTTCTACTTCAGGTTTTACTGGTGACCCTGTTGTAGATTGTTTCGTCATTGGTTGGAACGAAGGAGATATGTGTTATGGGCTTGGAGAAAAATAGTCGTAAAGTAATTATTTCTCTTGAAGGAATTGAAGAGCTTGAGACTCATATTGATGCTCTTGAAACCAAAGTAGACGACATGATTACTTTGGTTAAGGTTCTGTCTGATGAGCTTGCTGAGCTTAAGAAGGCTGATAAAAAGCCTGTTAAAAAGGCTGCTGCAAAAAAGGCGGTGAAGTGATGCCAATGTCTAAATCAAAGTCTGGTAAGATGAAAATGCACAAGACCCTTAGCGCCGCTAAGAAGCGCGCTAAGGCTACTGGCGGTAAGTCAATGTCTCTTCCCACTCGTGGCGCTCGCGCAGCAGCCATGAAGAAGGCCAAGAAGAAGTAGAGTGGCTACATACACAAAGCCTTCGCTTAGAGAGCGTCTTAAAAAGAAGATCATGGCTGGCACTAAGGGCGGTAATGCTGGCCAATGGAGTGCGCGCAAAGCGCAACTCCTTGCTTCTGAATACGAGAAAGCTGGTGGCGGTTACTCTGGTGCTAAAACATCTTCCCAAAAAAGTTTGAAGAAATGGACCGGAGAGAAATGGCAGACATCTGACAAGAAACCTGCAATACGAACCGATTCATCTGGAAAGAAAGTCACGAAAAGATACCTGCCTGAAAAGGCATGGGATAAACTTAGCTCTTCTGAAAAGGCAGCCACCAACAAGAAGAAGGTGGCTGCCTCAAAGAAAGGCAAACAGTTCGTCAAGAACACGACTGCTGCTGCCAAAGCAAGCAAGTCGGTTAGAAGCAGTTCAAAGCCAACAGTGAGAAAAAAGAAATGAGTTTCTTTAAAAGCGTGATGGACTCTATTAAGTCCACCCTTCCAAAGAAGTATGAGCCTAAGTTTATTCTGACGATCTGGCTCAAAAGCCAACTCAATAAAGACTGGGCAATGTATGTTGGTGGGTTTGATGTGCTGTCTGTAAAAGTGTGCGACAGATACAAGGCTTACAACAAACGGAACGCTGCCGACATTATTGCGATTGCTGAAGAGCTTGGGAAGGAAGCCCACGGTTGGGGCTTCCATTACTGCGAATCTGTAATTGACGCTAAGCGCGAGGCAGAGACTGCTGCTGGGCTTTGTGAGGAGCTTTCCTTGTCTGGGTATCACTGGAACGCAGAAAAGCAGTGGGCGGCCTCTGAGGACCCAGAATCAAACGCCATTGCATTTGCTGAAACATTCAAGCTTCACGCTCCAAACGTGAAGCTTTTTGCCAATTGTTTCTCAGCGCCTGTTACCAAAGAGATGATGGAGCACTTTGATTACTATGAACCAATGGTTTATGGAACGAGAATATCTACTATCGCTTCTAAGTTTCAGAAGCGGTTCAGCTCCCCTAGTATCAATGGATCCAAACGATGCGTTATGGTTGGTACAGGAAGGAAAAACCCTAAAAATCCTAAGCAAGCGTGGGGGTACCTTAGATCCACTGGCAAAAGTCTTGAGCAGCATGGACTCGAAGACCTTATCCCGAACTTTAAACCCACCTACGTTAATTATTTCAGGGCTGGATTAGTTGGGAAAGAAGATATAATGGTAGAACCAAATGACATTAATCCTGTATTATCGGAGCAGGTAAGTGCAGTTAAGTATATTCTCAGAGGATCAAGAAATGCTTAAGCAACCAAGCGGGACAATTGATACGCAAGATATGTTGAAAGAGATTCGGGATAACCAGAAGGAAGCCCTGAATCTTAACGGCCAGCTTGTTATTCTTAACCAAAAGATGGATGTCCTCATTGAAAAAGTTGGCGAACAATCGGCGCGTCCCAAGACTGCTCTTGAGGCTATCCTTGGGAACAGCCAAGCACTTATCTCTCTTGTGTTTATTGTACTTGTTGCTCTGTTTCTTGGCCTTGGCGATGGGATTCTCAATCGTTTTATGGGTTCAGGAAGCATTGATAGCCACCAAATAGAGGGTCTTATTCATGTCCTTGAGCAAGCAGCCAAATCAACAGCAGGAGAACAATCACTTCCAAAAGGAGAGTGATTTCCCAGATGCTGTTTCGAAGATCCTGATTCTTTCAGGAATTGCAATTATCATTGCAGCACTTATTAACATTCTTGCGTGCAATCCAAAGACAATTGATATTGTTAAAACTGCTACTGTTACAGTAACTGATTGCGCCTTTCACACGTCTGTCGCGTGTGCGGCGCAGTCTACTGCTGGCTGCGCTGCGCCTGATGAATCTGGCAACTTTGGAGAATACGCGGAATGTCTGGTAGAGAAATCGAAATCTTGCTCCAGCAAGGGTTTAGGCTTGTGCCTTCTGAAAGGACTGACAAGTGCCGCGAGGTCGAGTTTTGTGGTTGCTGGTGGTGTTGGTTGTGTAGAGGAATCGAACCTAGAAACCATCCGACAGTGCGTGCTGGACACAACGATGGAGACGGAGAGAGAAGCGGTTAACGCTGTTGCTTACTGTTACAGATCACAATGTATAGGAGAAAGCTATGCCGACTAAAAAAACTACCGGGAAAGACTCCCGCCTCACAAGAGCGGGAGTCTCTGGGTACAACAAACCAAAACGAACACCCTCTCACCCTACCAAAAGCCATGTTGTTGTTGCTAAGGAAGGGGATAAAATTAAAACCATCCGTTTTGGACAGCAGGGTAAGAAGGTTGGTACCGTTTCTGGCACAGCAGGAGCACCCAAAGCAGGCGAGTCAGACCGAATGAAGGCTAAGCGCAAGTCATTCAAAGCCAGACACGCAAAGAACATTGCAAAAGGGAAGATGTCTGCCGCTTGGTGGGCAGACAAGGTGAAGTGGTAATGCCTACTCCAAAGTCAAAACGAAACTACAAGAAAGAGTATGCTCGCGACCATGCCTCCACTAGCGACAAGAAAGATAGAGCAAAGAGAAACGCAGCAAACCGCAAGCTAAAGCCGGGCCCGGGCAAAGAAGTTGACCACAAGACGCCGCTTAGCAAGGGCGGCGGCAATGGAAAGGATAATCTTCGTGTTGTTTCTAGGGCTGTCAATAGGAAAAAAGCCACCAAGACTGTTACAAAGAAGCGTAAGTCTACTCAAAAAAAGAAGTAACAAGAAAATTTCCTAATTGCGCGGTAAACTCTGGATCAAATGCAGCCGTTAGCTGGCAATAACATACGCCACAAAATAAGCGCCGCTACCTTCGTTGTTAGTTAGATCGCTGTAGGCGATTTTCATTTTATAAAACGGGTAGGCTACGCCGTCTGAGTCCGTAACGTTCTCGTAGACTAGAACCGCTGCTGGCGTCTGCGTTTTATACGTATAGGCCATGCTATCCGGGGTGTCTGGCGTTGCGTACAGGCTCACGGTATAGGCAGCTACTGGATTTGTGCCGCCATAGGCCCCCAGAGCGATAGCCGCAGAGCCATGATCTGCCATGTAAAAAACCGCCTCGCCACTGGCGGCTGCGCTTGCGATAACTTGCTTAAAAACCCTTTGCATATTGCTTCTTACTCACTTGCTACCACGATTTCTGGAAGTAATTCTTTTTAAGAGTGTTTTGAAAATTGTTGCAGCCACGATTGGTACTTGTCCGTTTCCAATGGTTCGCAGCCTGTCCATCCTACGGGCCACCCCATTAGCCACTCGACCCAATTCGGGTTCAGTGTCCCACCAACTTCGCATGGCGACGTTTCCCTCTTCTGATTGTGCGGGTTCTTTTTTTGCTTTGTCTCGGATGCTGCTAAAGTCGGGTATCTTTTTGCCCAAGTGCCTAGGTTTATGCTTTTCCTTTTCCCCTGAGACGCTGTTGTGTCTGCCCAGTCTCGTGACTGAGGTGTCGGCACCAAGAATCCAGATCCTGTTTCTTTTGTGAGGTGCGCCGGAATGGTGCGCCCCCATGACTCCCCACTCCGCATCGTACCCCAGTAAGGCCAAGTCTCCGAGAACTCTTCCAAGCCCCCTAGTAGCAAGTGCTGGCGAGTTTTCCACGAAGACGTACTTGGGTCGTACTTCACCAACGATTCTTGCCATTTCCACCCAGAGTCCTGACTTTGCTCCTTCGATTCCGTCTCCGCTTCCTGCAAGGGAGATGTCTTGACAGGGAAACCCTCCAGAAACCACATCAACAATTCCTTTCCAAGGCTTTCCGTCAAACGTACATACGTCATCCCAAATCGGAAAGGGCTCCAGATGCCCTTCGTTTTGTCTGCGAGCAAGAACGCTGGCGGCATACCTGTGGCTTTCAACGGCGCATACTGTTCTCCATCCAAGGATTTGCCCTGTGAGAATTCCTCCACCAGCGCCCGCGAAAAGAGCCAGCTCATTCATCGCCTGCCATTATATGTTGAGCTAAGACTTGCGTGGCACCGACCAACGCAAGTCTGTCTGACTTGTTATTGTAAGACTCATGACACTTGAATT